TGCATTAACGCAGGGTTTTGTAATAAAGCCATTACACCACTAGACATATTAGCAGCATAATCTACTGGTTCTGATACCGTTGGTTCTGGAAATTTTGTAAAAAATTTTGCACCTACTGTTGGTACAAAAGGTCCAGGTTCAGAAGTTCCTACGTCAGGTATTCCAATCTGGTACCCTGGATTTGATATTTGTTCTCCTGGAGTTGCAAATCTTGGTGGTCTAAGTGGGTCACGTTCTGGAGGAGGAATAAAAGCAGCTCCTGCTCCTAAACCTTTTGTTATTTGTTCTATTTTTCTAGGGTCATCTTTTGGTAAATTTTGAATATATTGCATGTAAGCTTCAGTTTGACCTTTGCCTTCAGGACGCATGGTAGCTGGATTAAAATAACGTGGATTATTTGGATCATTCATTGGACCCATTCTTTCAACACCAGCGTATTCAGAACCGCCACCGCCACCGCCACCTTCTTGAAAACCTACACGGCCACCGTTAGCTAAACTAGGATTGTTTAAGTCACTATTATAATAGTCCATAAATGAATTAAAATCTTCTTCACTAGCATCTGGGTTAGAACCAAAATAATAATTACGTGCATAACCTAAAGACTCTTCATAGCTTAGACCTTGTAGCCTAGCGTTTTCTGCAGCAGTTGCCGCCATTTGTTTATTATATCTATCTACTTCATCATAACCAATTCTAGGCGCTGCTTGTGTAGCTATAGTACTAGCACCAGCTATTGATAAAGGTCCTGATTTATCAAAACTTGCAGCATCTGCAAAATCAAAACCTGCACCTAATGATCTTTGAAATCCTGATCCATACTCTGCTGCTCTACCTGCACGATCAAGTTTAGCAAATGCTTTTGGATCTGCTAGTTTATCTGCTTTCATTCTAGCAAGATTTTCTGATCCTGTTTGTGCAAACTGACTTCCTCTTACACCGCCCATAATACCAGAAAACAAAGCTGATTCTAATCGGGTTCGATCACTAGTTAATTCTTGAGTTCCAGCATCAGCAAGGAAAGCGCCTATACCACCACCTAACGCGCCACCACCAAATAAACTACCTATCATTGGACCACCGTAGATTGCAGCGATAGCTGGTAAAAATGGCTTTATCTCTCTTGGTATAGCCTTCTTAATTTTTCTTTTAATTTTACTAAAAATTCCCATGGATAACCTTATACAATATAATATTAAGCAAGGTGCCTAGGCTTGTGTGAAGACAATTATTGAATTTACCTTGTTTTAGCATAAATTACAAGTCCGATTCTACACCTATTGCTGGCATTTTTGCTATCTTAACATAGACACTACGAGACAAATGTTCTTGTTTAGTGTCCGTATCAGGGTTGTCAACGTCAGCTTGGCCCTGTTCATCTGATTCATATTCTTGTCCAGTTACAGTATTCTTCAATAATACCTCAGCATCTACTTTGATGTTAGCTACTTTTTTACCGTTTTCATACAAATAACCTACTGATCCTGGTTCTTTAAATGTTGCCATAAGACCTCCTTAGTCCCTGCTTATTTCTAAAAATGACATAACAACATGTAATCTATTTGCTGTTGCTGCCGTTACTTTTATAATCTCACTTTCGTCTATAATCAATGGTTGCTTTAACAGTTCTTCAGTGCCCAATAAATATATTGGAAACAATTTAAATAAACTAAAAACATTACTACCATTAGTTACAGTTACGGTAATAGTGTCTTGTGTTGATGAATCATTAGACACTAAAATAGATTTAATAATTGTGACTGTTTCAGCCGGAGCTGTATATAGTGTTGTAGCATTTGTTGTAGTTAAATCTACTTTTACATTTTTATATCTATTAGCCATTTAATTTGTAAACCAGGTTAATTGTTCTTGTTCTTCTTTTAACGATTGTTGAAACGTAGAATTTAATTGATCTACTATACCAGTCACTGCTCGGTTAATTTGTCTTTGTGTACTAATTTCATATTCTTCTTTTGGTTCTGGTACTCTAATTATAATTTTTGACATTACCTAGCTCCATCTGGTTTTACATCTAATAAAAAAGTACCATAACGCCAACTTTGTGAAACTTCTGTGTTTTCAATTTTAAAGTTTACATAACGACCACGGGCCCTAGTATCTATTTTATCAGTGCTAGCACTAATGGTAAAGGGACTAAAAGTAGAATTTGTATCTGATTCTGACGGGTATCTTTTTAAAGCTAAAGTTACGTCAGCTGTGCCCACCAATGTTTTAAAATCAGGAATAAAACGACTAACTGATAAAAAGAAATCACCCTCACCTCCCTGTCCTTGCATATCAAAATCATATGATTGTATGTAAGATAATATTGTTGTTACAGAACCATCTTCGTTAGTTTGATCCGTACCAATTTCATGTTCAAAATATTTAGTTTGACCTAAACCAGACTCACCTAATATAACAGGAAAAGTTCCTGTTCCTGTAGTGTCAAATTTTGTTGCGTATGGTTTATTATATACATTAGCATCTATCCAAGAAGTTCTTGGTTCAGTAGAAAGCGCCCAAATACCACCTGGCACTTGTGCTGATTCTGCATAATTATATGTTACTGCTTTATTGTTAAAATCACTATTAGTAGGATACCACCAAGTTATTTCAGAAAATAAATTATTTAATCCAGCTGTTATTTGTTGACCTTTGGTTGTGTCTATATTGTCGTATACTTCATCTTCAACAGAACAGGGTAATGTTTTAACAGTACCATCATAAAGTAAAAACCCTTTAGCGCTCATCCAGTATGCAATACCATCTACTTCAATTGCAGCGGTGCTACCAACTAAACCACAGTTTGTACCAACTTGTTCAATACCAAATATAAATGGTGCACCAACAAATTTCATAGAATACAATGCATTGTCAGTCCAAATTAAAATAGCTTCTTTAGTTTTTAAAGCACCCATAATTTTAGTACCATCTTGTATTCTTAAAGTACCTGCCGTGTTAGTAGAAGTTGGTGTAAAAGTATTAATATCTTCTTGTCCAGAAAAACGTATAAACATGTCGTCTTGTGTGCTAGCTGTGCCAATAGTTGTTTCCGTGCCAAGGTGTATTAAGTGTCTAGTTGTTGGTGAAATAAGCGTGAGGCGCGATGCAGTAGGATTGTTACTAGTTTCAAAACCCGATGTTGCTAAAGACGATCTAACTGTTAAAGGGCTAGTGGCTCCAGGATTCCAAGTAAAAGTTTTACCGTTATTTGCTGTAGCTACCAACACTTGACCAAAATTATCTAGTGACCATTTACCTGGTTCTAACTCTACTTGGTCTGCAGCAATAGCGTTACCCCATGTTGTAAAATCACTAGCATTAATAGCTGCCGTAGCGTCATTATGTGCTGATCTTGTAGAACCTAAAGCGCCACGAGTTATACCTGTAAGTGTATTACTAGATTTACCTGTATAGGTTATAAGTTCTGTGTTGCCGACTAAAACAGTACCTGATGTTGGAAAGCCAGTAGCACTTGTCAGTACAAGACTTGTTCCTGATCCACCTGTACCGCTAGTGTTGTCAGACAAAGCACCATCTAAATCTGTAGTGGCTGCAGAAGATATAGTGCCGCCCCATGTGCTTACACCCCAACCATAACCATAAGTTTGTATTTGTGGTCCAACTTTGTAATAAAATTCAACAGTGGTTGACCCACCTGTAGATACGGTAGCACCAGCATTAGCAGAAGATGTTATAGTAAATGTTGTTGTGCTAGGCACAGTGTTAATCATAAATTTTTTGTCTTCAAAATTAGACGCACTTAAACTAGTACCACTAGGCAAAGTAACACTATCTAATAATATTATATCACCAACTTCAGCACCATGTGCTGAGCCTGTAGTAATTGTTATTACTGCACTTGCATTTGCTGTAGCTATAGTTGCGCTGGTTTGTTGTCTAGTACTGTCAAAAGGAGATATGTCATATACTTGACCTTCAAAATATAATAATAAAAATTTATCGGTGCCAAGAGCAATATATTTATTACCATCAGTATCAACAAAAGCATGTTGATTTCTAACTACACCAACTATACTATCGTTAATTAATGATGCCCAACCACCAACTTTTTCTGGTAGGCCATAACGAAACCTAATATTATTACTATCTATCCAACGGTTTTCTGCACCCTTGGTAGTGTTCTGTTTATCTATTCCTGGTAAAATTTTAAAATCAAGGAGTGCCATATATAACCCTTAATCTACTTTAGTTTTATATACCCAACCCTTAGTAGAATTTGCATACACTAAAGTAAATGATTCACCATTTTCATTAACTACTAAATCAGAAGCTGAGCCATTAATATTAGAACTATTACGACCAATTGTTAAATTGTTAGAGTTAAAACTCATTTTAGAATCTACAAAATGTACTTCATTTCCAATTGCTGGACTAGAAGGTAAAGTTATGGTAACGGCTGCGGCAGCAGTGTCTACTAATATTTGATCACCATTAACAGCAGTGTAAGCAGAGGTTGTGGTTTTATAACCTTTTTCAACTAATGCACTAACAATGTTAGTGCCATCAGAAAATAATACAGAAGTAGAACCAACAGGTAAAGTAACTCCAGTGCCAGAAGCAGTTTTAAATGTTAATGTATAATGACTAGAAGATCTGTCAGTAGCATCAATTACTATGTAAGCTTTTTCTATTGAATCTGGAACTGTTACATTTCTATTAGCGGCTAAAGTACCAGTGAGTTTAATTACGAAATTACGACCATTAGAAGAAGCTCCATCTGCTATAGTTGTAGTTATATCAGCATTAGTAACTGCTATAGAAATATAACCACCTACTGCTTCTTGTATTAAATCTAAATTAGTATTAGTGACTGTGCCCCATAAACCAGCCTTCTCGCCAGTGGTCATTTTTTCTAATTTTAATGATGTTGAATAAGATGATGCCATAATTATTTATACCCTATGCTGCGACTTCTGTCCATGTGTTAGTTGCTCCTGAAGTATCAATGTCATTCCAAGTAATAACCCCAGCGCTTGTTGTTGTTATAGTTAAACCACTACCAGTAGGCACTACATTAGCTTTTGCTATGATTGTAACTGAGCCAGAACTTACTGTACCCATTAAACTACCAGTTACTGCAACATCTGCATTTGCTTTAGCAACTGCAGTACCAGAAGATATTGTTACGCCACTGCCTGTTAATGCAAAATTAGCATCTGCAGTTATTATTGTATCACCAATAGAGGCCGTTACGCCACTACCGGTTACAGTGACTACTGCTCCAGCAGTTATTGTTGCGCTACCACTTGCTGCAGTAAAACCACTACCACTTACTTGATGTTCAGCAACACCTGTAATTGTAACGTCACCTATAGATATCGTGTTCTCGTTACCTGTTACGACAACAAATGTTTCGTCGTTGCCTGTGCTGGCAAACGTTGTTGCTGCAAAGGGGCGACTACTGAACATTACGCGTCCTTGACGTTAGATAGTTGGCTATTTGTTTTTAAGTCTGCATACGCTAGTTTAATAGGATTGTCTGTTGCATCAAGACTGTAATCAATTTTAAAGTGATCTACATGATTATTTTTAATACGCATAGTTTTTTCTTTAGCTTCATCATCACGAGTGTCTTTATCTTTATAGATTAAAACATCGTAGACTAATTTCCAATCACTACCCATTTTTTTAACATATGCTTGAGTAACTCTTACATACGAATCTGTAAGTGCTATCCCATCATGTGTTGTCATATTTGCTGTTATTGCCATAGTTTTCTCCTTAATTCAGTAATTTTATATCATGTTTTTCAAGTATTGCATCTGCTTTGTCCTCACCTAATGCTTCTTTTGCCATCTCATATACAGCTTCTGCAAGCCTTTGGTGCTTCTCGTATTGTTGCCAGATAGCACCATTGTGAAGTCGTTGCATACCTGTAACATTTACAAAATGATTAGGTGTACCATCTTCTTCTCTACCGACAAGATCTGCATCAGCTAATGTTTCGTGGTTATATTTAATATACTTATCAAATTTAGAATTTATTAATCCTTTAGCTTTTTCACCTTTTGATAAATCAAAAGCTCTAACTAATTGAGCATCTTCATAAGTATCAAAAGTATTAGCGGTTACATCACTATAAATTTCACCATTACCTTTAACAATAAATTTAACATTGCCACCATTTCTAACACTCATACAATTTTCATTATCTTCTAAAGCGGCATCACTAGTAGAGCCATTAGTGCCTCTTGCTATAAGATCTAAATGACCATAACCAGCTGTGTTACTTGCTGTATATCCAGCAGATTTACAATGAGCAATTATTTGAACACCAAAGCCTTGACCCTCGTGAAAACCTTGTAAAGTCAAACCACCATCTGTGCCTGATCCTTTACCAAAAGTACCATAAGTATCTGTTTCTTGAAGAGCGGTAAATCCGTGTGCAACATCAGATGATTTAAAAGTTAAGATGTTATTATCACTGGCACCTTGATTTAAGGTTAAACCACCAGTTCCAACATCAGGAGCAGTTTCACCGCCTGAAGCTATTTCATCATCTACAATTGC